AACTGGCATTGATAGAAATGATTTACCACAAGGCAATTTAGTAGAGCATGAATGCGAAGCTAATGCGCAGGCTATCATCAATATTTCTCGGAAACGTTTATGCAAACAGGCAAGCAAAGAAACTAGACAGGCATGGCAGGAGTTTTTGAATAGTATTAAAGACAGTGAACCGAAATTATTCAATGCTTGTGTACCGGAGTGTGTTCAACGAAATGGACTATGCCCTGAATTTAAAACGTGTGGATGAAATCATACCCAGACATTTAAGCAAAGATTGGCTCGGTATGTGGAGGGCTTTGAAAAACAAATATCGAATATGGGGGATTACAGTGAAAAAACTTTTTCTCGATTTTGATGGATGTATTGTTAACAGCATTAAAGCGTTTTGTCAAACTTACAACTACCTATACAAATACAAGGCAGATTTTGTGCCCGCAGACTGGATGAAAGTTAATCAATGGGATTTTGGCGACCAATGTCCCCTATTAGAAGGTAGCGAAGCAGTATCGGAAACATTCGCATCGAAGCATTTCTTCAAGAAACTAGAGTTTATGCCCAACGCTAAAGAAGTATTATACCAACTCCATAAAGAATTTCAAATCATCATTGTATCCATAGGATCACATTTAAACTTGGCACGGAAGTCGATGTGGCTCTATCAAAATCTAGGATTTGTCAAAGATGTGATCTTGCTCAATAATGAAGGGACAAAAATGGACAAATTATTAGTTAATATGAAGGATAGTTTTTTTATTGATGATGTGGCATCGAACTTAAACTCATCTAATGCGGAAATAAAGATATGTTACGGGCAAATATATCCTTGGAACGACGAATGGCAAGGAATTAGATGTGTAAAATGGAACGAAGTTATTCGACTATTAAAAGGAGGAATAGATTGACGACGATGACCATAGAAGAAGCTTTATACATCTATCATGTATTCGGTTGGTGTACTACCGTGCGTGATGGTATTGTATATACCCAGACCGATTGTTATAACTGTCATAAATCTATTACTTATCCAGCAGGCACAGTAGCACCTATGTATTGTGGAGAATGTATTCAAAAGAAAAATTGGAGTGTAGGGCAATGGTAGTTTGTTGAAAAAGGAGGTAGAAAGTTGCCCAAGATTAATAAGTGGTGTTTAGATCATAACTATAATGAGGGCATAGAAGACATGATAAGAGAGTTAAAGCAGCAAGCTGGATATAATGATAAAGGCATTATGGAAACATTACAAATAATAGAGAATGTTAGTCAAGAATGTGGCGTGTCTATACAAGAATTAATTGAACATCTAATGTTTTTGCATAAAAGATACTGATTAAGTATACATAGCTAATAAAATGTTGGGTGGTGATAATTTTCTTCAAAGACTACAAAACGTACACACCAATTAAATTTGAAGTATATTTATTCAGATGGTACGGACAATCCAAGTTGACTAAGCCTAGAGAACTGAAAGGCATTAAGCAAGTCATGTCAATAGACTATATTGCTAAAAAGTGTAGATGCCCTATATTTATTAAAGATGACGATGTGTGGATTCAGCACAATGACTATTTTAGTGAATCGATGAAATTGCCATTAGAAGACATAGGTATGCCATTAGAATATCTAGCTAAAAAGCACCTAAACAAAGACAACCGCAAAAAATTCATATATCCAGATGCTTGGGGTCGTATTGTTTTGCGAAACCAGGCTTGGCTACGAATACATAATTTATTAAAACAAATACATGAAAATAGGTTTCAGTCAGATATTATCAGAGATATTCGGGAGCAACAAGAAAAGCTACATAGTTTTGAAGAGTTAGATTTATGTTGTACTGACATGGAGAGATTTTGGGAGAAATTAGTACGAGAGCTATACAAGATGTAGATCAAGAGGAGGAGTTATTTGTACATATATACAATTACAGGTGTTGAGGAGTTGGACGATAAATATGGTACAACAGGTAGTATTAGATGCTTTGGTTACTATTCCAGTTTTAATACAGCAGATATAGCAGTAAAACAAAACACTTTGGACATACACGAATATCTGTATGATTATATGGTGATAGAGAAAGTAGAAGAAGGTTTATATCCTATCTGTCTTGATAGGTGGTTTTATAAATGGCATAGTGGAATTAATCAATTCGTGCCAATGGAAGAGCCAGAATGTTTAAAGCACATTATTAATTTGGGAATAGGCTAAAGAAAGAAGGTGGCACTTTGCATGAAATAATATTTAGAGGAAAACCAATAAATCCAATAGGCTATGTGATTAAGGATGATGGCTCAAGATATGTGGACTTTATCTATGGTGGATATTATGAAGACACACATTATGGTGGGCGAAAAAGCGGTGATGGCGATCACTATATTATAAACTGGAATACTGGTGGTTTAGGGTTTATAGATAAAACGCAAGTGGCCAAAGAGAGTGTGGGGCAGTACATTGGACGCAAGGATAAGAATGGGAAAGCAATATATAGTGGTGACATAGTAAGAATCACAAACCATTCCATACCCGAATTTGTAGGTGTTGTTGACTTTCAAGATTGTAGTTTTGTCATCAAGAATAGTTATATTACAGGCTACAGGTGGATGGATTATGAGGTTGAAGTAATTGGTAATATGGTTGATAATCCAGAGTTATTGGAACAATATGACATATAGTTAAAACCAATGTTTTATCTAAAATAGGCAAGAAGACTCCCACCTCTTTAGGTGGGAGATGAATTGCTTTCTTTTCCTTGGCGTTCTGACTGTTCAAGAGTCATTTGCAACAGATGAAAAATGGTTTGTGTGCGAGTACCAAACCCTTTTTGTTCTTTGTATTTGTCCACCTTCTCTAAAAGAGTTTTTGGAAAACGTAATACAACTGATTGCTTTTCCATGTTTTCACCCCTTTAGTAGCTGCCAAGAATTTACATAGAAAATGTATTGGAATTGAATTAGAAGAGAAATATTGTAAAATCTCAAAAAACAGATTGCTTAAAATGGCTTGATTTCAACGTTTGTATTTCATTAAAACAACTATTTTAAAGAGAGGTGCGACATTGAAACAATTTATGCACGACATGATAAACTTAACCGAAGGACAGAAGTTAGTTAAGTATTGGTGGTTGTGGCTGAGTCTAGCGATTTTGGCTTTTGCATATCCATTTGTAAAAAGCAAAATTGAAAAATAAAATTGCTTTTATACTTAACCAACAAAATATATTTACAAATACACTTGTATTATTTATATAGTCATGTTATACTTGTATATAGAGGGGTGCAATCAATAAAATCAGAAAGGAGCCAAGTATGAAATTTGATATTGATGATATTAGTGAAAAATACGCTAATCACAAAACAAGGATAACTTACCGCGAGAGGATAACCGATGAACTGGTTAAAGAAACTCAAAATGTAGCAAATAATTTTTTTAGGTTGGGCTATGCTCAAGCTCTAGCAGCGGTACTATATTTGATTGATGACGGTCGTGGGCATTCTGCCGATGAGATTAAAGAGTATATATTCGAATTAATAAAAGAAGATAAAACAATCACAGATTATGTTTATAATTTTGGGAAAGATTTTGATTTAAACCTTTAATTTTAACTACACTTAACCAATAAAACAACAGGAGTGATTCATTGTTAGAAACAAATAAAATATATAATATGGATTGCCTGGACGGACTACAACTATTAGATGATAATTCTGTAGACAGTATTGTAACCGACCCGCCTTATGAATTAGGGTTCATGGGGAAGAAATGGGATATGACGGGCATAGCATACAATATAGAATTATGGCGGGAATGTTTAAGAGTGCTAAAACCAGGGGGACACTTGTTAGCATTTGGCGGAACGAGGACTTATCATAGAATGGTTTGTGCAATAGAAGATGCAGGATTTGAAATTAGAGATCAAATGCAATGGATATATGGAAGTGGATTTCCAAAGTCACATAATATTTCTAAAGCGATTGACAAAAAAGCTGGCGCTGAAAGAAAAGTGGTTGGGTTGACCTCTAGTCCAAATGGAAATGTAGGTGGTTATCAAGGAGAAAGATACAAGGAAAAAAGGCAAACAAGATTTGGTGTAGTGCAAGACCAACCTGAAAAATCCATCCCTTCCACCGAAGAAGCTAAACAATGGGACGGTTGGGGAACTTGTTTGAAGCCAGCGAATGAACCTATTGTAGTGGCAAGAAAACCAATAAGCGAAAAGACTATTGCTGACAATGTACTTAAATGGGGAACTGGTGGAATTAACATTGATGATTGCAGGATTGAGTTTGCTGAAAATGATGACAAAAGAATAGGTAAAGGATATGCTCACAATGCTAAAGCAGGGTTAAATATCGGAGAGCATAAAGACAATGCAAATGGACAAGAACAAATACTACATAATCCACAAGGTAGATTTCCCGCAAATGTTATTATTGATGAAGAAGCAGGAAAGCTGCTAGATGAGCAGAGTGGCATATTAAAAAGTGGGAAACATACTGAAAAAGAAAAAAACAGGAAGGCCAAAGGAATGTTTGCGGGTGGCATAGCAAATGAAAATAATTGGTATGGTGATTCAGGCGGTGCAAGTAGATTTTTCAAAGATTGTAGTTATGACAAGGAGGAAATTAGTTGGCTAAGATTACAGCGATATGCCCAATTTGTAAAAGAGAATTTACTGACTATGTGTGCAATAATAGAAATTACTGTTCCAGAGAGTGCTATGCAGAGTCTAAACGTATTAAAAGAAATCCTTGTAAATTATGCGGAAAGCCAGTTAAAAACAATAGACATGGATACTGTTCTAAAAAATGTAATAATATTGCAGAGCCAAGAGGACAGTCAATTAAACAATATGATAATACGTTTTATGAAAGAAATGCTGAACGTATTAAAGAAGAAAGACGAATCAAGTATCAAACAGATGATGAATATAGGGAAAAAGTTAGAACAAGAGTTAAAGCACACGGCCATGGAAAAATTGAAGTGCAACCATGTGAGATATGTGGAAATCCAATTGCTGATAAGCATCATGACGATTACTCAAAACCTTTTGAATACAGATGGCTATGCAGAAAGTGTCACATCAATTTACATGTTGAGCAATGCGGAAGTTGGGGAGAAGGATTATCAATTAGCGAGTAGATTTAAATATTGTGCCAAAGCAAGCAAAAAAGAACGTGGTGAGGGAAACAACCATCCAACCGTTAAACCATTATCATTGATTAAATATCTAATCACTCTTGTAACTCCACCTAATGGTATATGCCTTGACCCATTTGAGGGAAGTGGCACACATGCTCTGGCCTGCAAAGAGTTAGGCTTTAGATACATAGGTTTTGAAATGAACGAAGATTATATGCAAATTATTGAAAGTAGATTAAATGTACGGTGATGATTTTTGCGTGAATATTATTGCAACACAAGCATACAAAACTTGCAAATACATGATATATAACCATATAAACAATCGTGATATGTAGGATATAGAAGTCATAATTGCATAATATTTAGATAAATTCTTTATTTTATACATAATCATGTAAAACAAAGGAGAATGCTATGAGGCTATTTAGCAATGAAACAGTATTTAGAGGGCATCCAGATAAAGTATGTGATCAAATAAGTGACGCCATCCTAGATGAATGTTTGAAACAAGACAAATATTCAAGGGTGGCAGTCGAAACAATGGGCGGTAAAGGGAAGGTATTTGTAACTGGCGAGATTACTACTAAAGCAGAATTTGATACCGAACAGATAGTTAAACGTGTATTAGATGACGTGGGCTATGATTCTGCTAAATATGAAGTGGTGGACAATTTAGGCAAACAAAGCCCGGATATTGCACAGGGTGTAGATAGTGGTGGTGCAGGAGATAATGGGATAATGTTTGGGTATGCTTGTAATGATACAAAAGGGTTGCTGCCATTAGCACAAGTGATCTTGCAAGATTTTAGTAAGGGTTATGACACTTTGCGAAAAACAGACCCTCGATTTTTACCAGATGGGAAAGCACAAATAACTGGGTATTACGATGAGGACTTCAAGCTTCAAAAGATAAAGGCATTTACAATATGCTACCAAAATACCGAACAGGAAAGAGAGCTTACAGACAAGATTTTGATGAATTTGGCAATAAGAATATGCGAGCTATACAATATTGAGGTAGAACAATTTTTAGTTAATCCTACAGGCAGGTTTTTAATAGGTGGTTTTGAAGGCGATGCAGGGTTAACTGGTAGGAAAATCGTCGTAGACAGTTATCATGGCTTTGCTAATGTTGGCGGAGGAGCTTTTTCAGGTAAAGACCCTTCTAAGGTTGATAGGAGTGGTGCGTATAAAGCAAGACAGTTAGCCAAACGTTTTGTCAAACAGTATGGATTAAAGTGGTGCGAGGTGCAATTAAGCTATTCTATTGGTGTGGACAAACCAATGGCAGTTTATGTTAATAGTGACAAAGGTCAGAGGGCTTATGATGCAAGCCTGTACGAAGAATGTAAGCCATTAAATATTATTAAAGACTTGCAATTAAGACAGCCAATATTTGAGCAGGCTGCTATGTTTGGACACTTTGGACGTGGTGAATTTACGTGGGAACAGTAAATATCACATTAAAAGAACGATTTTAGCAGGATTGGAGGATGATGTTATGTTTGAATGGGCAAAGGCTAATTCTGGTTATTTTGTAATAACTATTTTAATAATATGTATTACCATAGCCAATGTTGTAAAATACATTACTGGATATGGCACATATAAAAAAACAAATAGCGAATCGGAACCTTGTCCACATGGCTATACAGATTGGGATGATTGTCCAGATTGTAGACATTAAAGTAAATAAATTGCATCTTTTATAAGGAGGTGTTTCTAATACATAATTATGAAATCATGTTGGCTAATGGCGATAGAGTATACTACAACACCGATATGCCTTTTGAAGACTTCAAAAAGATGATATCAGAAAACGAATGGCTAGAGATTGAAAGAGAGCCGTGGGTGTCAATACCTAATGGATGGAGCAGACGCCCACCTAAAGCGTCATACCAAACCAAAAGCATTGTATATGTTAACTGGGATCAGGAATTAGAGGAAGCAAGAAAAGAGTGGGCTAGGAAGTTAGAGCAACAAAGACCCATCAAGGATGAAATACTCTCGTATATACCAAATTGGAGAATTAAATGGAAGTATAAATGGAGCTATGGCAGGATATGGAACGAAGATGGATATTGGGATGAAGACAAGAGTTTATACCAAATTGGTTTCACAGATGAGTTTTTAGAAGGGGTGCTGGCAGACTGCAAGAAATACAAGTGCAAAAAGAGAAGTTAAAAGGCAAATTTTAAAGAGAGGTGAGTGTTTGAATATATTCACAAAACTCAAATGGAGTGTACAATATAAAATAAGTGGTATTAAAAATTATTTTACCATAAGAAAATATAAAAAGTTATATCCAGATTACATAGATGATGAATATAACGCAGGTTCGCTTAAATTTGTTTGGGGTGTAACATCATGGGATGAATTGACTAGTAAAGTCGCAAGTTTACACACCATGAATGATATCGATATTATATACGACAGAGATACTAATAAATATTGTCTAGGCATAGAAACCGCTTATATGTTTGATGGTGATAGAAAAGAGAATGAGTGTAGGTATTTAAAACAGTTATTAGACGTATTTACCAAATTCATGGATGATAATAATTACTCTAAAGATTATGATATATGTCTATTTATGAATGATACAACTATAAATACAACAGCAGACTCAATAGAAGAATTGTATGCAAATTTTAAGATATATGTCGAAGGATATTGTAGCTTTTATGGACATTAGTTGCAATAAATGACAAGTTTTAAAAGGAGGCTATATGATAGGGCTAAAAAACATATTTAAAAATTTAGAAGGTGCCTCATTGGGTTATCGACTAAGACACATCAGATATGAGCTAAAATATGCGTGGCAACGAGCGTGGCGAGGCTATGATGATAGCATGGTTTTTGATATGAATGATACTTTTATCGAGCTATATAGAGAAATATTAAAAGACTTTAAGGAAAATCTACACGGATATCCCGGCACAATGACAGAAGAAGAGTGGAATGATATTTTAGATGAAATGATTGGCAGCCTTGATCGAATGTATTATGTTCTTTTCAAAAGCGATAATGACGATGCAGACTTAGTTGAGCAAGAGAAGGATAGATTTTTTGAGCTATTTAAGGAGCATTTCTGGAGTTTGTGGGATTAAAATTACACTTTTAATCAAAGGAGGGGCTTATGCTACAAGAAATAGAACGTAAGTTTATTCTAGACAAGTTGCCTAAGATATCGGAGTTAGACTGGTTGGAAACTCAAAATATTTATCAGATTTATATTGCCACAGGTATAGAACAAATCCGTGCTAGAATGCAGGTCAGAGATAGAGATAATGTCAATTATACGATTGCCGTAAAGCGTGGATATGGATTGGTCAGAGATGAGATAGAGATCCCAATTAGCGAAAATTCGTATGACCAAATACGCACTCAATCATATGAATTGGGTAAAACGCGTCATACTATATTAGTGGACGATATCAAGGTTTATATTGATGTTTATCATGAGATTAAACTTATTATTGCCGAAGTAGAATTTGACAATGTACAAGCGGCAAAGCAGTTCCAATTGCCAGAATGGTTTGGTGAAGAAGTTACTGGTGAAAAGGAATATGAAAATCAATATTTGTGGAAGTTGTTAAATAAAAAATAAACACGATGAATAAAACATATGGAGTGATTATTTGGCAAAGAACGCGGGAAAAAAATTTGAAGAAGATTTCAAGAATAGCATTCCTTCCAATATCTACTATTTACGAATTAAAGATCAAGCTAGTGGATTCGGGGAACAAAGTAATCTACGTTTCAGTGCTAAAAACCCATTTGATGCTTTAATGTACTGTTATCCCAATTTGTTTCTACTTGAACTTAAATCAACCAAAGGAACATCATTTAGCTTTGATGGTACCAATCCTATGATTAAGCAACACCAAATTGATGAACTAACTGCGGCCAATAAGCATAAGGGTATCATCCCCGGATTTATTTTCAATATGCGTAAATATAAAAAGACATATTTTTTACATATTAATGACTTCAATAAACTTGTCCAAGACCTTGATAAGAAAAGTATTAATCAGAAAGATATCGTCAGTGCGGGAGCTATTGAGGTTTTTGGAGAGATCAAGAGAGTGAGATATAGATATTATATTGGAGAATTCATAACTACTGTGTCAAGCATGAAAGGGGATGTACTATGAAAGACATAGTGTTACAAGAGGATGTTATAATTGATTCACAACAATATAAGGTAACTCAGTATGCTGATGGAACTTCTTCCATAAAACGCTTTAATGATAAACATAAAATGTGGGTCAACCTAAACTTTACCGACAATAAAAATCTCGAACTAGATAAATATATCCAAGATAACTTAACCCAAATCTTTCTAAATAATAAAAGAATGTCGAGCTGTTGACATTCTTTTTTATTATTGATATTATTATGGATGTATTAATAGCACCGATAGGAGATGAAGGTATGGCAGAACAAAAGAAGAAAAGAGTAGCTTGTCTTTATCGTGTTTCAACAAAGGGACAAGTAGATCAAAATGATATTCCACTTCAAAGAAACGCGTGTCGAGAATTTATTAATAATCAACAAGATTGGGTGTTGGTAAAGGAGTATTATGAAAAGGGAGTATCTGGTTATAAGTTGTCTGCTGAAGACAGAGATGAAATGCAAAGGGCTAAAAGTGATGCTCTTAATGGGTTATTTGATGTCTTATTAGTATTTATGTTTGATAGACTAGGTAGACGTGAGGACGAAACCCCTTTTATAGTTGAATGGTTTGTAAAAAACAACATTGAGGTATGGTCAACCCAAGAAGGACAACAGCGATTTAATGACCACATTGACAAGCTGTTAAACTATCTAAGATTTTGGCAATCATCAGGGGAAAGCTATAAGACATCTGTAAGGGTCAATGAGAGCCACAAACAATTAACTCAAGCCGGAATTTATCGCGGTGGTACTCCGCCCTACGGCTATAAATTAGTTCCTTCTGGACGTATAAACAAAAAAGGTAAAGAATTACTTACTATTGTTCCAGACGAGATAGAATCTGAAATAGTCAAAACGATTTTTGAAATCACTCGGGACAAGCATTGGGGCGGTAAAAAAATAGCTGAATACTTAAATGAAAATGCCATTCCAAGCAGAAGAGGACGAACTTGGAGTGGAAAAACTATTAATACTTTGTTAGCCAATCCCGTATATAAAGGATATATGGTTTATGGAAGAACTAAAGCGGATAACAATAATAAATATCAAAGACAGGAAAAATCAAACTGGACTATTTCAGATAGAATTCCCGAAATAGCAATCGTAGATGAACAATTGTGGGAACAGGTGCGTATCATTAAGCAATCAAAAATGCCTGTACCAATTAACCCGAACAATACTCAGGGTATTGTTGTTAATTCTAGTAGTCCTTTACTATTCACTGGCATCATTAGTTGTGGGCATTGTGGAAGTGCTATTACAACAACTTACAATACTAAAACATGGAAAAACAAAGACGGAACGGTAAAAAAATATAAGGCCGCCAAATATAGATGCAGTGGCAAAGCTTTGGGTTCAAAACAATGTGATGGACAAACTATTTATGGAAAAAACAAAATAGAAGACGTAGTATTAAGTGAAGTTAAAACCTATTTAAAAAGGTTGTCTAAAGTGGACTTAGCAGATGCAATCCAAAAAATGCAATCTAAAACCTTAGATAATGACAAGAAGCAACTAGCCATGCTACAAAAAAACAATGAAAACAACTATAGTGAATTATCAGTGTTACAGGACGAAATCACAAAAAGTCTATTGGGTAAAAGTGCTTTTAAACCCGAGGTGTTGTCGTCGCTTATAGATAAGAAGGAGAATGAAATAGCACAAAATGCCAATAAAATATCTGAACTAGAAGACAAAATTAAAGCAGGCTCTGTAGAATTGTCGTCGGCTATAGAGCTTCAAAACACCATTCCCCATTGGGACGAAGTCTTTGAAAGCGCAGATACTGATAGAAAAAAAGTGCTTCTAAGATCAATTATAGATAGTATTGTGGTTCGCAGGGATAGTATCGAAATTAACGTTAAGCTTCATTTGCAACAATTTTTACAAGACCTCGGTGATAATCAGGATGCGCCTATGGGTAGTGAAACCAAAACCACACGGGAGAGCATTGGTGTCGTAAACACTACCCCAAATATTGTTTTCGAAGAAATTCTAAAAGCGACCTTTAAAGTCGCTTAATATGGGGCTGTAGCTCAGGGGGAGAGTGCTTGTCTGGCAGACAAGATGTCGAGGGTTCGAATCCCTCCAGCTCCACCAAAATCAAAAGAGAGGTTTTGCCCTCTCTTTTTCAATTTCCGTTATAAGCTATTGTAGTAATAGTGTATGCTCATCAAGGGGAAAGATTCCCAATAATGGGAAAAATGACTATATCTTTTAGGAAACTAAGAAGATTATTAAAAACCAACAATATTCAAATGCAACAATTAAAACAAACCACTGGACTGAGCAATAATGTAATATCTAAAATACACAAAGATGGGAATATGCAACTAGATAAGCTCGATTTAATATGTGAATGTTTAGAAGTAATGCTAAATCGTAAGGTTGACTTTAGTGATGTAGTCGAACGAGTATCGGATCATGAAAGTGAAAGGGTAGAGGAAATTTGAAGTATTTCAAAGGGATTATACAGTGCAAGTTTTGTGGGAAGAATTATAACTACAGATTTGAAAGACAGGCTGTATTTATTTGCAGTGGTCTAAAAAATTATGGTAAATCCTTTTGTCCAGAATCCCCACGAATCAAACTAGATGATTTAGTATATATAATCAATAAGCATTTGGAATTACAGGGCAAAGAATATAGTCTTGAAAAGACTAAACTTTTTATTAGAGATATTAAAGTTCGTCCAGGATGGGAAATTGTCATTAATTACAAGGATGGAACTAAATCGATATGGACACCCAACGAAATGATTTTTTAGATGAATGGTATACTATATATTGTATAATAAATAAAAAATATACACCATATATTGATTTAGGTTGAAATAAAAGGGTACTTTTATTAAGATGTAGGCAAGAGGGGAGAGGCTTAACCGTTGATTTGAATAGGTTTATAGCAAATATTTGCGATTTGTGGATAAGATTGTTAATCATGTGGATTAAAATGGCAGGGGAGGGGACAAACCATTGATATGAGTGGGTTTGTGATCTTATTCAAGGTTGAAGAAATACCCGCGATGGAGGTATCTAATACGTGATGAGCATAGGCAACAAAATAGATGTAAAGAACACAAAAAACATTTGGACAGAGCAAGATAATTAGATACTCTTGTCAAAGCATTATTAATGGTGTTTTACAAAACTATGAAGCCACATATGACACCAATACAACGAAGTGGTTGCTCTATATATAATCCCCTGAAACTCCCATGGCTAAAGCCGATGGGGTTCTTAGGTACTATATAGATTTCTCTAATACTCTCACTGTGTCTAGTACAGCTACAGCATGTTAAAACTATCTATTTTCCCTAAGACTTTCACTATCAAAGCACGTTCCAATGAACCACTTTAGCGATAGTATAAGGCTCGTTTCAAAACCTTTTATTTATATTTTTTATATTCCCATACTACTTATCAATTTGTCATTGCCATTTTTAATTCTTCCTATTTCTTTATCATGCAATATTTTAAAATTACTAAAAGTCTCAAAGCATAACTCTCTATCTATTTCTTTTAAATCATCTTTAATATTCATAATTAAAAATGCTGAATATAAATCTCTTTGTATTTTGTAATCTCCAAAGTCATTCCATCTTTCACTTAAATCTTTCTTGACATATTTATCTTCTATATGATTGTATTGACTAGCCTTTGCTGACCATGTGTCTATTTTATATAAATGTGTTCCATTAAATTTTAATTTGTTACTCAATATCGTTAAGAACATGCTGGGGGCTTTATTTGCTAATGATTTGCCAAATCGTTTCTTTCTATTGTGTTTGCCCGTTTTTTCATTGATAGTAGTTTCTTTTGCCCTAGACTGAATCCCTTTATAATTCATATCCTCAACATATATTTTATCTCCTAAGTTTAATATGTTATTAGCTAGTTTTTCATGGCTTTGCTTCCTTATGTCAGCTTGTTTTCTTTGTATTTCTCTTAGTTTATTTCTAGTCTTAATATATCTATTAGACTCATTCCATTTAAGTTTTGTCAATCTGTTATCTATTCTAATTCCTTTTTTGATAGTTCCATCCTCATTAAAATTATTGGGATTATTAGCACGTCTTTGCCTATCTAATCTTCTTTGAAGTATTCTCTTTTCTTTTTCTATACTATCTAGCTCTGGTGCTAATTCTAGCAATTTAACATCATATTGACTAGCTATAGCTATTGTTTGAGTACCTATGTCTATTCCAACTCTTCCTTTGCTTATAGTATTTTTAATTTCACCTGTTTCTTTATTAATTTTAATAGGTGGAGTTCCATCTAATATAAGCTGTATATAATACTTGTATCTACCCCTTATAAATTTTCTTAGCACTCTACAGTACTTAATCTTGTTCTCTAAAGCCATTTGAGCATATTCATCGTTCTTTTTTATAATTACAGGAATGCTTAACTTATTCCACACAAGTTCATTATTTTTAAATCTAATTCCAGTTTTATTACTTTTACCTTCTAAGCTATTTAATTCATTATACTTTTTAAAATATGCCTTTTTAGCTTGATGAAACATATATTTTTCAAAAGCTCTAAATGTTTTAGTTGCTATCTTTTGTGCAGTAAAACTGTCTATATTGTCTTTAAAGTAGTGTTGCATTGGTTTAATATGTGTATGAAGGGAATATTCTGTCAAACCATACTTTTTATTCAATTCTTGAAATTTCCTGTTTCTTTCTTTTCCTTTTGGCATATTTATTACTTTTTTATATTCTTTTCTTTCAGTCATGGTATTATATCTTTTATATAACTCATCTAAGCAAGTATTATACATTTGTCTGCCAATATTAAGCCTTCTGTCCAATATATCTTCTTGCCACTTTTCAGTTTTAAGCCCTAATGTTAAAGTAAAGTTCGACACTAATTCACCTCCTAATATCTAGTTTTCTGACTTTCTACATATTTTTTAATAGTTTCACTTGATACATTTCCAGCAGTTGATACAAAATAACTTCTAGTCCATAGACTAGGCATCTTACTTAATTCATCGAATTCTTTACGAATTAATTTACTACTCACTCCTTTGATTTTATTCATAATATCTGATGGACTAAGTGTTGGTAGACAATTTAAAAACATATGTGTATGGTCTCTATCACACTCTATAGCTATTATTTCTATCTCTAATTCGTCACATATATCTTTGACTATTTCTTTAAATCTTGTTTCAACATCTGAGATGTCAAATATTTTTCTTCTGTATCTAGGACAGAATACAAAATGATAGTTAATTAACGATACTGTTGTTTTGGTTTTTCTATATTTATTCTCCATATTTATAGTATACCATACTTTGTGTATGTTGTCAAGCAATATATACACATATAAAAATTCTTGTTTGTTTAGTATATTATGTATGAGCTATCCATCCCACACCTGAAGGAGTGGGCTTTTCGCCCTTTCCCGTAAATTAAGACAACCTTCCCAAAAACAAAAAAACAGGGGCATCAGCTATAAAAATAGCCAACACCCCTGCGTATTGCAATTATTATTTTTCTAGTCTAATTATCTCATGTATCTTTGCATCCATCCATTCATTAAAATCGCCATAGGCTTGTTCTATAGCTTCTCTGGCGGCTGTAGTGATGATAGCCCTGGCTCTGTCTTTAGATAGCTGTAAAGCCTCTTTTTGGGCGTCCAAATCGAATCTCTCTTCCTTTTTTAGTTGATCTACAAATGTTTGAGAAGTAGCCAAGACTGCTGATGCTATTGCGTTTTCTGCCAAATCAAGATATCTGTCTAATGCCTGCTGATTAATATCGGCTTTAATTTTAGCAGTATATTTTTGCAGTAAAGCAATTAGGTAGCCTGCGACTACAGGTAATGCCGGAACAAAGACCACTTTAACCAGAGTATCTAAGAATTCTTTAAAATCCATATACATCCTCCTATTTGTTTATTGTAATGCCTTTACAGCATTACTAATTTTTTGATTCAATTTAACAATTTGAGCATTTAAGCTATTAATTGTGTTGGTCTTATTTTTGCTCGCTGCTTGTTCTGCGGTTAATTTATTTTTTAAGTCAAGTACTTGCTGTTTGAGAGCAGCTATTTCTTTATCAGGATTAACTTGATTACGCTTATCTAATAACTCTTTGATTTTCGCCTGTGTCGCCGGCCCAACAGAACCGTCAACAGCTAATCCATTATCTTTTTGGAAAGCCAATACAGCTTTTTCTGTCGCTCCACCAAAACTACCATCTGCACCATAGCCACCCATGTATTCACCATAACCTAGTGTTATCAAATCATTTTGCAACTTGGTTACTTGTGTGCCTTTCGCACCTCTTTTTAACACCATTCCATACAACATATCTGCATTTTCTCCTTTATCATTTGGTTGTCCAGTCAAAATAGACCGCACCCTGTTTAAATAACTGTTCCAATGAGGCAATATGTATATAGGACAGTTTTTACGCACGCCTTGAAACGCTTTATCTGCACCATACATCCAATAGTTATGTGTGTATACGTCTTTCATAGGATCAAGGTTGTACTTCTTGCATAAATAAGCCGTTAGGATGGCACCTGTTTCTTCTGTTAGCGGGTCTTTGCCTATATGCTCAATCGCTATAGTATCTACATTGCCACCGGACTGCCCACCTCGATGATCCTTCCTTCGCTTAGAACCATCTGCTGCATGCCAACCACGTTCATTTTCCTTAAGCTGTTGCCATATATGGTTCTTATTCACCCAGAAATGCACCACAACGCCACTCATGTTGCCATTAGGGTAAGTAGCCCTAGCGTACTGCTCTGCAGCATTTGTGCCCTTTGCAGGCGTCACATCTCCGGTATTATGTATAGTAATTCCTTTGGGTTTACCTGTCCCATCATTTAACTTTTTATTAGGCTTAAGCAAATCACCTTTTTTAATCCAGCTTGCAATTTGTTTAGTTGCACGTAAGCCATCGGGGATGATCTTTTCATTAATTGTAATGCTGTATTCTCCAACATGTTCTTTCCGCACTCTATCTGGAATCAAAAAAGCCACGAAACTCCTCCTTTCGTTAAAAGCATAGTTTTATAATGTTGTTTATGCTTTGGTTTTTTCTAAATTACTAATTCTGTGATTCGCAACTCTGATTTTTTCTTCATGCAAATCAATTTTAGTTTCTAACTGATATGTTCTATCAATTAAGTTGTTGTGCTGATTTACTTTTTGTTCCAATTGTTCCAACCGATAATTGATCAGCTTGCTACTCGCCATCACCCCGGCGAAGGATCCTACTACTGTACCGCCAAAAGCTATTAATGCCACTATTATTTCATTTGGCATACCCCACCTCCTGCGTTTTCTCCATAAAAAACACCTTCTAGGGTGTTATTAAGCTGTTGCTTATAAAACTCTTTAAAACCCAAGGTATCACCCCTTTTGTTCCTTGGTCTCCTTATCTTCTTTTGGTTTTTTGGTCGCTTGCGCTATCGCTAGTTGCAAGTTAAGATCCGCTATCCTCTGTAGGAGCAATTGAATTATTTCGTTGGCATCTACTTTAAACTCTTTGTTTTCTATATCCATTTATATCTTCCTCCAATTTCTCCACCTTTTTGATGGTTTCCTGTAGTGCTCCTAGTAACATGGTTGTATAAGCGTATAAACTTATGCCTGTCCCGCTCTCATCCAATATTTCCTCCGGGGATTCGTCTGCTATGACCCCTATATGCTCCGCATCATCTTCTTTGTACTGATAACTATAAGGCGATATAGTTTTTACCTTATCATACATGGTACCAGTATCTAGCTGCCGGATATTTTCTTTAGCAATCCGCTCTGATCGGTTTACAAAATTCCCAGCATATACATTTTTCCAGTACATGCTATTACTTCCCAGATTGAACAAATTAACCCCTTGCGGTTCGAAGTTGCCGGAAATGGTTGAGTCACCATCAATCAACGCCCCTACTGCACTACCTTCTATCCGTACACCGCCAGCCCCTACGGTTAATGCCCCGTAATCGCTACCGCTCTCTATCATTACTGTTAGCATGTGCCCATCCCACTCGTACTCTGGATGGTCTGCTGATAGTCTAAGCAACGCAAAATTGCTAGCTGATCGCCAAGATCGTAGCTCTACTGCTCCGGTGTCTGCGGATATCCTAAGCACCGGTACGACATCATCGTCCATGTCTACATCAACCGCAAAGATCTCGCCCATCTTTTTCGCGGATTGAGTGTAAAAGTCAATACTATCAAAATCAAGTTGCACCCGCATGACATTGTCTAGGTATGCTCTTAGCCGGCTCTGGTCTAGCTGTATCCTGTCCCCGCCCTCGCTTGTTCTGATCGTTGCACCTGTGATAAGACCGGAGGTAACACTACCTAAATTAGCGGATATAGCTGATAAGGAATCTACGTCTAAGTGTTCGGCAAATATACTTTTTGCTTTTATTAGTTTAGTGTTTAAGTAGCCACCCAAGATAATTGTTTCGCCTGCTAATGCCTCGTCAAACTCGTCTATACCTACTAAATAATGCACTTTTCTAAGCTCTCTACTAAGTATTGCTGGGCTATACTCCGGACTCCGAGTCATCTCTATCCACTGTGGCATATATATACACCTCCCCTATGTCGCACTATAGTCCCCCTATGTCCGCAGATCAATTTCTGCAATTTTATAAACAGCTCTTATGCTTAGCGAAGTCTGGTTACCATAAACTGCAAAAGCATTAGTGTTGCCAGGGGCATCTTTGATGTATATGGGCCTCAAATTTAAATTCGATTGAACTGCACCTAAAGTAATATCCGAAGTCACGTTTGATTTTGTAAAGAACAATAACTGCCCATTTCTAAAATTCTCAAAAGTAGCTACTTCTATCGCATAATATTTCACTACCAACGCACTATTTGTCCCAAAGCTCTCTGTTAGCCCTATTATTCTAGGATTGTTTTCTGTTGCTGTTTGAATGCTTACTACAGTTGTTCCTAAAGTATCAACCCTTTTCCACAGCGCACTTTCTGACAAGTGCAGGTTGACTTTGTTGTCTAATGTCGTATAATCTGCCAAGTGCGACGTAAGCTTATCCCAATTTCTATTTCTCAATGCTAAATCGTCTTCAATTTTGTGCGTTAAGCTCTCTTTTTCTAAACTCATGCTATCACCTCATTCCATGTCATACCAATGTACTGTTCCCAAGTATAAATAACTCCTTCTTCAAAGGTTGTGCCTGTGCCGATCTTTAGCCGGTTTGCGTTGATTTGCACTTCCTCCGCCGATTGGTTTATCTCGGAGATAATATTATTTTTTGATACCTTTCCATCTAAATCGTTTTGATACACTGTAGATTGTCTAACGGTTGATACTATAGCAGTAGGGGTGATTTTTTGTTCGGCTATATTTACCCTAGTTTCCAACTCGGTGACATCATATAAAACAGATATCGTTTGTACATCGCTCTCTCCGGTAGTGGATGTTATCTTAAGTACGACATAGTCGTTGTCCTCCAATGCTACCCAGCCTTTAGGCACTGTCAGCACCATACTAGTAGCATTGTAATAAGGCAATGTGCTGGAAGAAGACGTTCTAGTGATTTGGGTAAACGTAGTACCATTAGTACTATATTCCCATTTGCTAAAAGCACAATTTTGGAAGTCAGGCGTAAGGGTTATTGTATCGGGTGTAACGAGATAGTTGTCACTAACTAGCTTTTTGACAAAATATAGCTGGCTAGGTGTAATACTAACAATTCTAGCATCTGTTCCTTTGTCCCCTTTGTCCCCCTTGATAAGGCTCCACGTATAATCGTCAGCATTGGTGCTCTCTGTCGCAGTGGGTTTATTATGCGCCAGTCCGATATATGTTTTGCCGCTAGGATCATCACTCATTCCCCCGCCGCTTGCATCGTCGGCATATTTAATCCATGTATATAAAGTCTGTCCATCGGCCCCTTTAGGGCCCGGCGCTCCATCAGCGCCCTTGATTAGACTCCAACTATAATCGCTATAGTTTGTACTTTTAGTAGGGCTGGTTTTGTTATAAGCAATACCTATATATGTCTTATTTGTAGGGTCATCGCTCATGCCAGAGGTTGGGCTATCGGCATACTTAATCCATGTGTAATAAGTTACACCGGGATCGCCTTTATCACCTTTAACTCCGGGTATGCCTTGCTCGCCTTGGTCGCCTTTGTCCCCTTTAGCCCCTTCTCTAGCTTTAGTCCAATTTAACTTCTTGGTATAAGCCTTTCCCTCGATAGTGATGGGTATTTCTATATATCCACTGTCACTAGAGATGTTTGTGTCGGCAGGAATGCTCCATGTCACTTTGCCGCTTGCACCTGTAGCAGGATCGGATTTTGTTATGACACCAAAAGATATTGTTTCTCCTGCGGAGTTTTTAAGCAATGGCGTTCCTATTGTGCCAGCCATCCTATTTACACCCTTAAAAACATCTACATCTGTGGTTATAGTTACGGCTTGTGTTACCTTACCCGTCGAATCAGTTATAATAGACTGGTTTTCGTTGGATAAGATAATGTGATGGGGTGTTATATTAGTCATATTGTTTTCCACACTCGATATTCTTGTGGTGACACCTTCAAGGTTTGCTGTTATTTCAATAATATTGTTAGTATTCGCAGCTGCCTGATCTATTGCATCCTGTATTTCCTGTGCCGTCTTATTGCCTATCATTAGCCCAGCCCAATTAAGCACTAAGTCAAACGTTTGTCCGTCATCTCTGGTAAAATACAGACCATCCTGCCCAAATTTTATCCATTGCCCATCATTATCTCCATAAGCAAACAAACCTTCGTCATCCCAGAAGAATTTAGGCTGATCGCTATTCCATATCTGCAATTGTTTAGTATCAATCATACCGCTTACTATGTTTAAGGCAGATATGCCATCGGCAGATACGGCCTGCTTCCATGTTTGTCCACCATCAGAAGTAATAAATATACCACCTGCATTTATACGCACGTACTTGTTATCATCTACTATATCAATAATGGTGATGCCCAAATGGTCTTGAATGACCTTATTGTTCGTACCAAATTTAACTTGAAATAAATTATTATCAAATGTCTTTTGGAGTAAGTCATAATTCAAAGTTCCATCGGCATTGAAACCTTGCGCCCTGTCATATATTTCTTTACGGGAATTTATAATGGTTGAAGCTGTAATGATTCGGCTTAGTAAATCCTCAACTTTGGTATCATAATTACTTATGACAATATCTGTATCTTGTGGGCTATCTAAAATTTCATCAATTTCAGTAATTCTACCAAATGTATTTAATTTTAAAGTTTCATCAACCAAATAAACCTTGTCACCAATATCAAATTCTTCCAATGAATAACCTGTTAATTTAGACAAATCCAAAACATTACACTGATATGACACCCTTGGATAGCCCATTTTTTGTGATATTTTTTGACTATCTTTGTATAATGCTGTCGAATCTACGTAGTTAGAATCTTGATAAAAGCCTTCTTTTATAAAGTCACCTAATTCTAACTCGAAGTCTTTAATTAAAGCATCTTTTTCTTCTAGCTTTAATTCGAGATTATCACCAGCTTGCTCTATTTCAGACTCCAATGTATTAATTTGATTATCAAGAGTAGATATGCTAGTCATTAAAGAGAGCACTTCTGCCTGCAATATATTTCTCTGTGAAATTAACTGATTTTTAACCGTGCTATTTTTTTCAACGCTTATTTTTTGATTCAACTCTTCAATAGTTTGTTCTTTTGAAATCCTAGCAATGTCCTTGCCTTCCTTTTCGGACTCCTTATAAGCTTTATCTAACATTTTATTGTTGATTGTATCCAATAAGCTGTTCATCTGCCCATTAATAGTAGCTATATCACTCTCAAATTGAGTAATAGCTATACTTTGTGCAGTGGTTAGTAGCCCTAAATCTTTATAGTATTGAAAGTTTAATATATAGTTTTCGCCAGTAGGATTGTCAGCCTCAATTAACGTTAAACCCTCATCGGGATTATCGCCACCCTCAACCCAAAGCTTAGTTACTATCTCGTTAGACTCAAGATTTTGGGTAATGTTTTTAAGATTTTTTCGATACCTAAACTGTACCCCACGATCTAAGCCTATGTCTGCTTTCAAATCAACAGTTTTTGTATCTTCGTGAAATATAGGAAAACACTCAAACAATGTGCATACTTCTTGAATTAATGCGAACCTATTGCTTCTTTCTCCCTTTAATGTGCGAACTTTAACCTCTTCACTATCATCATCAATAAACTCATCAACTTCACCGATCGACCAGTCGCTACCTTTTAATATTTTGACTAATAATTCATCTGCTGTACCTGTCTCTTCGCCAAAATATAAAGACATGCCAGACTTAGACAAGCGTTCAAATAGCCTATAAACACACTCTACTTCATAAGAAACTACACCGCTGTTATCTCGTTGTTTTTGGACTGATTTTATAATAAAATTGTTTTTCTTGTCATCTTCATTATTTGTATCTTCTATTTCCAACCGAACAACAAATTCGTTTTTTAAATAATCTAGTCTAAAATTATCTATTATTTGGCCTTTGTCGTCATATATTGTAGCAGGGACTTGAAAGGATAACGACTTATAACCATTAGTTTCTTTGTGATATTTAATATTATATACTTCACCCTGAATAGATATATTATAAGAGGACAAATCAATTAGTTTTTTATTTTGATAGTCATATACTGCTAGAGAATATTTTTTCTGCAAATGACTGTCGCCTCCTTTCGTTAAAAATGCTAATAAAAAAAACAAGCAGGCCGGCCTGTTTAAGAGAGGCTATGGGCTTGAAATCCCGACCGCTTGTTTGCTAAAGTATATTTAATTGATTATGTATAAGCATATGAACTATTATTCGTTAAGCATATTTTTGGTATTCATTTTCTATAGACCTATCATTTATTGTTATATATCCTCTCGTAGTGGACACATCTTGGTGGCCCATCAATACTTGGGGGGTTAGCAAATCTACTCCACGTGCATTTAAGTTACTGGCAAATCCACTTCTTAACAAATGGCAATACACATTTTTGTCTAGGCCTGACCGTTCTGCTATGATTTTAACTTCCCTGTAAATTGCAGAGTTACTCATTTGTCTGTACGGTTTACGTTCGGTTGCTAATAGATACTTGCAATTATCCCTTGTTTTCCTAAAATCCAAATAATTTCTTATATGCACCTGTGCTTCTTCACTAATGAATACAGTTCTTTCTTTATCGCCTTTGCCCACTACTACACATCTTGATAGGTCGTGATTTAAATCTGCAATTTTAATATTTGCTACCTCACTCAAACGACAACCAGTCGCATTAAATAATTCCAACAAACAGCGTTCTCTCAATGTTATAGCCCCACCTTAATATTTCAAAGTCTTTTCTAGACAAAGCCCTACGCTGCCTTTCAGGAATCTTTATCGTTTTAATATGTAGCATTGGATTTTGGTCGATTTGCCCTTCTTTTTCTAGCCAATTAAAGAAAGCACGAATTATATCAGTACGGACAGCAATAGTAGATTCCTTATTCCCTTTCTTAGCATAATCTGTTAGATGCATACGTATATCCATAGAAGTTACGTCTTCCACATTTTTACGCATATACTCTGAGAATTTTTTTAAATGAAGTGCATAATGTTTAATAGTAATGTCGCTTAAACCTTCGGTTCTTTTACAAATAAGATACAATACTATTTTATCGTTCATATTATCTAGAAGTGCTACAGATTTTTCTTGTTCAGTTATATGATAATCATAAAATACTTCAGTAAATACTCCTCTCACCTTTTGATGATTGATTACATCACCGTATAGTTCGTCCAACGCCCCTATTAGTCTAAGCAGGACTTCCTCACGTAGTATGGCATATCCCTCCTATATATAGTTTATCTTCCTACATACTATTATAGCATGAAGCCATAAACTATACAAGGAATATGTTTAATCGTTTATGTTGCTAAACGTTATTAACCTTATATTCAGCAACTATCTCTCTATCAAATCCTCCCTGCCTTCTGCTATCAAAATAGCATCAACATCATCTTGATATTTTTTGTAAAGATTAATACTGAATATCTTAGTGTAGTCTTGTTTGCCCTGTAGTATCTTTTCTGCCATATACATTGCCATCTCGTTATTCACCCCCAATCCCTCCCAGCAAACTTGGTATAATATCAAATAGGATTTCCTCAATGACCGCATCTTGCTGGCTTAATTTCTGTTGCATAATATCTAATTCCGTCAGCTCTACTTTATCCTTTTCTGCATCATGCCACATATAGTCAAAGTTTTCCTCAATCGTTTCTTTAGTTACCGATTGTTCGATTTGAAAATATACCTCTTCTGCTACATACTGGATATTCCCCTCTTCATCGGTTTCGGTTGTCTCGTTACGATGCAAGAATACATCAGCATACCCATTTGGAAGGGGAAAATAATCTACTCTATTGTGTGGTTTTGGGCTATAAGATATCTGCACAAATAACACCCCTCTCTAGTTTCGTATAATAACTAATCATTCGATTACATATACTATGAATTTTATCTATGTCTAATTTCGTTCTAATAGTATAACTGTCAGTATGTTTATACCAACCATAACCAGAAACACATCTGTGAGCTAAAAGCCTGGGTATGGCTAATCCTTGTTTTAATAACTTCTTTGCTTGTAGAAAGTACCGCCTCGTCTTAAGAAAAATCTTAGCCCTTATTGTGGTTCTGTCTTTCCTAAATACAAATCCCATCATATCGATAGGCTCCGCATCGCTTATTTTACAGACTTTCCAATCAGGCTTAACCTCTAACCCCAAGAAATCATTAATATATTTTATTAGCATTTTCATGGCTTTCCTCAAATCCTTTTTACTACTCCCAGTTAGCAGAAAATCATCCATATAGAAAAGTACATGATTTATAAGCCTAACTCTTACCCTGCCATTTCTTTTCGTTTTTCTTATTTTGAATAATTGTTCACTTGCATAGTGGTAGGCATATGACAAATAGTAATTGCTTAGGTATTGCGACAAATAAGAACCAATAGATATTCCTTTATCACTTGCTTTGACAAATTGAAATCCACTTTTTGTTTTAAGCGTATATTCCTTACCAAACATATCTATAAGTTCATAGACTAACCAGAGTACGGTATCGTTTTTTACATCTCTTTTAAGTAGTTGTTTTAATCTAGTATGAGATATAGAAGGGAAACATTTTGTAATGTCTCCCTTAACAAAATAAACCGTCTTATTTTCCTTGACCCACTTCTCGATATGTTTCTTGCCATAGGATTGTCCTTTCTTTGGCAACGAGGCACATTGAAACACCCCAATCTTGGCATTAAATAAAGACTTCATGCATTCTACGGCCACATAGTCGAACATCTGATGCAGCGGCTCTTGCACTCCTATAACTCTTTCCTTCTTACTCATCCCGTCTATGCGGATAAAATACTTTATAGGCTTTAAAGCTAATTGCCTATTCTTAATGCATTCACTCATATATTCGGCAATAACAGTTACTATAGGGAATAGCTTGGATTTGTTTCCGCTTTCTACTATATCTCTGACCTCTTTAAAGGAGTAATCTGAAAATCTAACAAATAGCCTTGAAACATCATTTCGCTTCCACTTGCCGTCTAGGTACTTAAAACAACAACTTTCTATAAAGCTTACATCGGTTATGTCCACGTCTTTACAATATCTTTTTATTTTAATCACCTTTGTGTTATATACTTTCTGAATCTCAATGGCGTTCGGTAATTTCTACTACTAGCCACACACGACACCTAAAGCGTCGCTTCCCCTTTCGGTTTGCTGGTACGATTAATTTCGCTCAAAAGAGCAAGCTAAGTCCATTCGATGATGGAGAAATGCGGTGCAATAATTATGTCTAAGTATAATCTATTCAGAATTCCGCCCGAGGATATTCCAGTACGAGTTGCCAAGCGAGTTGTTCGCATTCAAGTAACGTAACCCGGCATTCGCCCCATAGTTCAGATTGCCGAGGGAGTGCCACGCCCGAGCTGCACCACAAGTCCTTTATATTAAAAACTAAATTTAATCATTAATTAAGGGGCAAGCCCCTCTTGGGTTCCGCTATGCTCCACCCTAATTCACCCCTGCTCGCCTGCGGCTGCGCCCAGTTGCAGAAAGCCGCCCGAGGAAAGACCAGTACGAGAGGCCAAGCGAGGGGTCCGCAGACAAGCAACGCAACCCGGCACGCGCCCCAAAGAGCAGAGAGCCGAGGGAGAGCCACGCCCGGTATCCAGTAACCGGAGTGTTTGTATATACCCCATCGGCAAATCCAGTAGTGGAGGAGGCTTCTGCCTCGACAGGCACCATTACCGTAGGATGCGCAGGATCTATTTCTATTTTACTTATATATTTCCATGCCTGATCTGTTTGCACCAGCTCGTGCCCCACTAGATCGTAATCAGCGGTTGGAGAAGTAGCGTATTTCCTGCAGTCATAACAAGCATAGACTTGTATTTTGTAATTATCGGGGTCAGTATTGTTGTTATAGATAATCAGATTTTGCAGAACTTCATATCCACCAACCATCATTTCAATGCCATTTATGATAAACGGTTCTTTGTCTGACGTGCTAGAGGTTGGAGAGCCATCTTGCCCTAACACATTATCACAAGCCCCCGAAGTCCATGGGTATGTTGTTATGGTGGTAGTTAAGGTCGTGTTGAATGCATTTGGGGAGTCTACATAAACCGCAGAATTGCCATCCCCTAAATCTACAATATCTATTATATTTACTCTGTTAGCTATATTATAATTTTGAGCAACATTTCTATCTGCGCTTATAGTCCCATCCCCATAATCGCCGATAGAAACACAGGAGCCTATTAACAGATTGTTGGCTTGTCCATTAGTTGTTATTACTCTTTTTACTCCGGTTTCCGGTACTAAGTTTTCGTACTGTAGGTAATAACTTGAGCACCCATACATTATTGACTGCGAGTGCGTAGTTGCATATTTCAGCCAAAACATTAATTGCACATAATAATCATCATGCGAGGTTTTCCCTGAGTATTGAACCCCCTTTTCCTTAAACTCTGTTATTTGACCATTATGGGACATACCAGCATATTCAGGACTCACGCCACTTATTGATGCTAGATTATTGTTTTCATGTGGGTTTCTACCTGCTACATATTTTGCGTGCAAGAGAAAAGGTCTTATAGTTCCGTCGGGTTTTACAGCTTCATCTAAAATCTCAAAACCCGGATGCATCGCATCCGAATAAGAAATACCCCATACATTTTGGTCTGCATATCGCTTTTGGTAACCAGGCATTGCCATTACATAGACATCACCCATAGTACCATCGTTTTTAAACCTGCCATCACCTTTAATAGCTGTTACATGATAGTCATCGTTTTCGTCCACATAGGCGTTTACGTCTATAGACATAAACAATCCTATTTGCTCATAATCATTTCTTCCGCGGACGGTATTTGTAGATGGTTCACATATCAACCCTTCATTGTCGTGCTTTTTTGTGCCTAATGGGGACGGGGAAACGTCAAATTGGTTAAATTCTACGGTGTATATTTTCCCGTTGCGCAGGGAATTCCAAAATTGGTCTAAGTTGACATATTCCTGCTTTACGTGGTCAAAATGCGCAAGTTGAAATCTACTTTTAATATCGGTTGTTTGCTGAACATAATCTAACTTATGTTGAGCAACTTGATCTTTTAATTCATCAAACTCTTCTTGTGATGGAGCCACGCTTTTCCACTCATCACCATCTTTATATTTTAATTTTGCCATTAAAACCACCTCCTACTCATTTGTATCCACCCATACCACACTATCTGTTGGTGGAAACTTCCCAATAACCACTCTAACCCCTTCTACATGACTAATATCTGGCGTGACACCATCTGCTCCACGCAAACTTTCGAAAAAATCTTCTTTACTTCCAGCATTGCCTTCTTCCAACCATATTTGATATGCACTCTTTCCAGGCATACCCCTTGCTCCACTACCTATGACATTAACCTTGATTTCTGGAGCCGCAGTAAGCGTTATTTTGGGATTTTTGTCATCACTCATACGTTACCTCTCCTTCCACCGTAAAGTCGCTAGGAGGGACAATTGTAGTCACTGTACCATCTAATCTATTAAGCTGTATGTCATATACGAAAGTTCTGAATGGCAAGTGCTTTGTGTCTTCTGGCAATATCTCAATTACAGCCTTGCCATTATCAAATTGAGTAATAATTTTTTGCATTACCTTCGTCTCACTACGTACACTATACTTCACCGTAAAATATACCGTATCTCCATCTTCAAATAATATATCCTCTTTATTTCTAGCATCGTAAGATATAGTAATGCTCTCGCTATCACCCCGTATCATTGACAAATTTGTACCTTTAACCTTCACTTGCCTCACCCCTAATCTTCGCTAATATCAAACCATAAAATAGTATCACTAGGAGGCGTATTTCCTACATGCACACGCACACCTTCTAGTGCATCAAGTCTATTGTTAGCCATTGATTTATAGCTGTTAAAATCCCCCAACAATTCCAAGCTATCCACTTCTGCCTGATTTACTCGATTGTATAACTCTTCATAGTTATCATTATGAGGCATGGATGTTATTGCCCCACCTATTATTTTTCTAGCCATCGCCCACACCCTCCTTAATAATAAGTATATTTGTACGCAAATTCTAATCTAGATATGTTTAAATTACTTCCTAAAATGGCAATTTTATTGGCTTTGGCTATTGTTATATTATAATCACCTGATGTACCAACAAAGTTATCCATAAGCCTTATTTGGTTTTCGCCTATAATTTCTTTTATTTCGTATTGTCCATCTTCCATAAATATGAACTTGCCTTCTAATCCCTCATCTAAGACAGTATTCGCAGGAAAGCTAACTATATCGCTTCCGTTGGCAAAGCTGACCCCTTTATACATATCCACCCAGCCTGTCCCTTCAACTTGTAGATAGGCGCCTTCATGATATTCTGTAGCAAGTGTTTCAAGCTCAAAGTGTCTACATTGTCCTAGATTTGCATCTACTTCAAACGTTGCAGGCACGTCATTCTTTTTTAAAGTAAATGACTGATTAGTAGTTCTGTTGTCAATAGTTAAGCTGTCCCAAGTGCCAGTGATTCGCACATTGACATTGCTATTTACATTCCCACCATTATACAAAATGATATTTGCATTGCTTGTTATATTAGTAAATGTAGAAGCAGGTAAAGTATCTGCATATAGCAACCCTGAATTATAAAATAGTCTAGGATTGTCATATACAACTTCGTCCAATGTATTAAAATGTGACACAGCATATGGGTACAGTGCCACTAATTCCAAAGTAAAAGTGCCTTTATATAAAATTCCTTCGCCTGATATCCCATAGCTATAAGGTATAAAGGAAAAATTAGTGGGACTAGCTAATTTCACCATATAATACTTAAATGGGGACTCATCATAGACTAACTTGCCCACCTTCCCAGGAGTAAGCCATTCTTCAACCCATCTTCTTTCAAATTCAGTTATTCCATTACAAAAACATTCTAGAGTAATTGGCTTCTCTTTAATATCTACCCCAAAATCATAACTACCTGTTTGTCCTGCCACCGATGTTACTATGTTTTCAAAATCGGGGGAGAACTGTTCATAATATCTATTGCCATCAGCCATACGTGAAATGTTATACTTACTGCTATGTATTCCAAATAATGAAAATCCTTCAAATGGCCTGTATTTAACTACCAAAACCTATCACCCCCATATTTCCATGTATATTAAAGCGGGGCACGAACCCCTATCATACCCCGCCCGTAAAAAGATTATATACTATAACCTTTCTGGCATCTTAATAGTTAATAACTAACTATCTAGGGACAGAAACAGCAAGCCCTGATTTTCTTTGAGCTTTATCAAACAATCCGGCCAATTCAGTTTTAACTGTCCTACCTATTGCTATAGCATCTTCTTTGGTAGCACCCGAAGCATCTATATTAACTATGGGGGCAAATGTTAGCCCGCCACCAAATCTAGTAATATTAGACAGTGCATTTCTAGGAACCTCTCTAATAGCCCTTGCTAAATCACCAATAATAGATGTTTCTTTGTGGTTAAGGAAAGCCTCTGGCTTCTTCTTACTACCATGAACCATTGCAAGACCCGTATAGTCAACTAAGCCACCTTGATCATAACCTAATGCTTTAAATTTAGCCTTAGTTTTTGGCCCTACACTACCATCTTGCGATAAACCATATTTTCTCTGAAATTGTAATACTGCCGCCAAAGTAGCTGCACCAAAACTACCATCTACAGCCAGATTAGTTCCTAATATTTCATTCAAAGCTTTTTGTAAGGTTTTTACATTACTTCCTTTAGCACCTCGTTTAAGGGTTGAAGATATCGCTGATACTTTAGGTTTAGATGATGTAGAAGTTGATTTAGAGGTTCCAAACATATGCGCCCATGTTTCGGGGCCAACTCTACCATCTACCTGTAAACCATGCTTTTTCTGGTATGCTTTAACTGCTGCTTCTGTCTTAGCGCCAAAGCTACCATCTACATCGACACCAAGGATTTTCTGTATGGCTTTTACATTTTCGCCCTTTGAACCCCTTTTCAAAGATGTACCGGGATATGGTTTAGATGTTGTGCTAGAACTGCCACTTGAAGAACCAGAAGAACCAGCTGTATCTGCATAGTTAGTACCCGTAGACGTACCCACTTCCTTCTTGACGGTAGCACTGTCTTTGGTTTTGCCAGACTGAATATCTTTCACATCACCAAATAGCTCGCCCCAACCTTCTAAGTACGCTTCTTTTTGAAGTTTACCGGCTTGCTTGTATTCATCCAAATTGTCTTGCAGGTATTTGATAATGCTAGACTGTGAACCTTTCATAATGGATTCTACTTCTTTCCAATATGTAGCATATGTCTCTTGGGCTTTTTGGTATGCCTCATCCATCTTTTCCTGTGCAGTTTTATAATTAGCATCTAATAATTCTTGTTCTTTGTTGTAACCATCTATTTGACTGTCGATTTCCTTTTCACGTAATTCAATCTGTTTTAAAACTTCATCCTCATAGATTTCTTCTCGCAAATCAGCAATTTGTTTAGCAAGGTCAAGTTTTTCTTTCTCGTACATACCTGAGTTGTCTTTAGAGATTTTATTAAAGCGAGTTTCTAGTTTTTGTAACTCTTCTAGTTTTTTCTCTTCCTGTTTTTGCTGTCTGCGGGCATTATACTCTTCACGAATTAATGCTTTTTCTTTGTTTAAAGTGTCTATTTTATCTTGAATTATTTTTTTGTTTGTGTCGTACTCGTCTTGCAGGCGTTTTTTATTAGCATCGTATTGAGCTTTTGCAACAGCCATGACAGCCTTTAAAACTAACTGCTCTGCTTCAATGACCCTATCACGCAATATGCGATCATGTTCCTTGAGTGCATCGTTAATAGAGTTTATTGTAACTTCGTTTTGGCGATACTCTTGACGCAAATTAAAAAGAGTATCTTGTAAAGTTTCGTAGTCATCAGAACCTTTTTTAACTGTTTTTAATTTAGACTCTACTGATTTAATATTAGAATTAATTTGTTTGTTTAATTGTTTATACAGGTTTATTTCATTGACACGAAGCTGGTTAACCTTATTAATATTGCCAGTAGCTTCATAGTAAGATTGATCTAATTGATTCATAGCAAGGTTGAATTCAATAAGTTCAGTCTTATTAGCGAGTGTATCTAAGAATTTCTTGATAGCGTCCGACGCTTTCTCGGTGGAGGATTTGCCAGATTTAGAAGAGCTAGAGCTTTTAGGAGTTTTAATGCCTCCTAAATTAATTCCTCCCAAGTTAATCTTCCCGATTGTAGCTTTATAAGCTGTTTCAAATCCTGTAAGAACCTTAAAAAATCCTTCTAAAGCTCGAATATTGGTATTCAAATCCCTTAATGCCTGTATAGTAAAATGATCTTGTCCCGGAAGAGCATACAAGGCATCCCGTTGTTTTTTCATTGCGCCTATAGCAGAAGATAATGAAGCGGCTGTACCTTTGTACATTGTAGCCCAGCGTGAGCCTATCGCATTAACTATAGCCGCATCAATAGCATCTTTTGCTTCTGCAGCGGTTTTGAAATTGTCAACATCTTGTCCGTATGCGCTAAATATCTCCCTATATAATTCAACAGTGCCACGTAATTTTTCGTTATAGAACTGTGCATCATTAGCAAGCATGTTTTGTAATGCTTGACTTTGTACAGATTCTTGTGTGGTTATAGCCCCAGTAATTGCATTTTCCAAGTCCTCCCTACTACCAAGATATTGTAGTAACTCAGGGTGTTTATCTATAATTTCTTGTGTTATTTCAGCAGTTACTTTGCCGGCTGAATTTAAGTCATGTTGAACTTTATATAAAGATTGAATTTTAGAAGTTACATCTTTAAAGGATTTGGATGCTTTGTCGAGAGCTTCTTGGAGTTTCTTTTGTTGTTCTTCGGCGTTGGCGGTGGAATTATTTAAATCCCCCATAGCATCTTTATATTTATTCACGGCCGCCACGCTTTTATCAAAGATTGCATTCACAGACTCACGTGCAATTGCAAGACTTTTTGAAGATGCCTGCAAATCACTGTCCGCACCCACCAAGCCAATGGTTGATTTTCTCAGTTTCTCTGTAGCCGATTCGTATTCTATAATGGTAATTTCGCCATCTTTATACTGTTGATTTAAACTTCTTAATTGTTCTTCAATGTTGGCATCGAACAGAAGGTTTTCAACCATCCTAGAAATATTATCACGCAATGTTTGTTCATAGGTGTCAATACTTTGCTCAACTCTGGCTACCTCTTTATTAACTTCTTCAATAGCATCCCTGAATGAATGCCATGGATTCTGTTGTAAATAACCAGCAAAATATTTATATTGTTCTGCAAAGTCTTTAAATGTAATTTTTCCTTCTTCTAGTGCATTTAGAGTTTCAATTAAATCAACTAATTGTCCTTTATATTGTTCAGGCGTAATATCGGCACCACTAAAGTCCATGAATTTACCATATCTATCACTAACATATATTGGATTTTCTAAAAAATCCCTAGCTTCTAGAAATTCCGCCCTATTTCTAGCTAAAAATTCATCGTTTTTCGCACGAATAGCCTTATTAATTAATCTAATATTTTCTTGCAAAGAACCATTTTGAAGATCGATCGCTCCTGCAGTTTCGCCCAATGCTCTTCTCAAATCTTGCTCTATTTCTATAAGCCTTAGCTTTGAGTCTGCACCTAAATCTGTTTTTGAAGACAAGTCTTCATACTCTTTCGTCAATCCATTGACATGCTCACGAAGTGAATTAAAGCTAGAGGCGATGTTTTTATTGTATTCTTCAAGCTCTCTTTGCTTTTCAATATGTTTTGAAATTGCACTAGTTATAGCCCCCAAAGTAGCCGATATAACTAACGACACACCAAAACTCATAGCTGCTGCTTGGGTCTTTAGCAATATCATTTTCCCAATTGTAATATCAGCTTCTGCTGAAGCTTGCTTTAAGCCTCTGGTCAACGCAAATCCAACAGAAGCAGTTTTATTAGTCTTGTCTACTTCTACATTAAACAGTGCCCACTTGGAATTTACCAAGCTTAAAACAGTAGAAACGCCCACTATAGCAGCGTTTAACAATCCCACTTTATCAACAATTTTAACCAATCCTGTTTGGAAATCTATAAAGCCTTTAATTGCATCGCTGCTAATAAAGTTTTTCCACATTGATTGCATAACACTTTCAAGTTGTTTCGAGCGTCCTTCAATACTATTTAGGTAAATTTCATTTTCTTTTGCCGCGCTGCCCAAGGAATTGGATGCTGCTGCTATAGCACCTTGTACATTCTCCCAGTTTTCCATAATAGCAACCAGTACCCTGTTCTGCCTATTTCCAGCGACAGCCTCATTAATATAAGCTTTGGCCTCATCTGTTAGCGTTGGGTATACTCGACTAAGTTGCTCAAGTATCTCATATGTAGAATGTAACCCACCGTTTTGC